ACACAAAGACGGAGACAATACGAAAATGTCAAACGATATTTTTCTCAAAATAAATGATATAGTGAACAACGTCATGACAGGGGAGCCTACGGAGCCAAATTTCTACTATCCTACAGAAGATTTGTTGCTCAATGTTGATATCTCAGTAGAAGGGAATAATGTCAGGGTATCAACATCAAATTTACTAGATATTGACAGTAGACTGGAAGGAATGAGGGTGATGTTTGAAGTGGGGTCTCAGAAGCTTAACAATATCAGACATGAGATGGTCAGTTCTATGTGTAGTGACGAGACAGATGTCCCCTTATCTGAAATAGATCCGAAGTATTCAGATGATAACAGGCAGCCATATCATAAAATGACTCCAGATTTTTATTGTGCTTCTGAGAGGAGGATAGGAGAACTTGCGACTAGTGCAGTTTCAGAGGAGAAGGTCATGAAGAAGGCTTATCATGGAAAACACTTAACTTATACACCATATTTAAAGGAAGTAGAAATAGAACAATACCTAATTTTTGTTGTATCTCCAAATAGTGTACTCAGTAACTGCCCATTGACTCAGAATATTGTAAATGAGCTTTGTGCTAGATGTAGACTAGGAATAATGGTAGAATCAATAATTGTAGAAAGGTTAGGTAGAGACATCTTTACAAATGAAGATCTAAGTAGTAGAGAGAAGTTAGTAGAAGATATCTTCAGCAGTTTTAATCTAGGTGGATTTGAAGATGGACCTGATTTTGAACTTGAAGAATTGCTTGATCTCAGTGATGGGATCTTATCAGATGAAGATCGTGACAGAGCATTGACTATAATTGCTCAAGAATTCAAGGCAACAAAGAAGTTGAAGTTCACATCCCCCGTTGTCCTTGAAGAATATGAAGAAGGGATCAGAAAGAATCCTTTGGGTTGCCATCCAAAAGATCATTTGAAGAGAATAGCAAATTTCCCCTTTGTTATTGGTTATAGAGACAGTTCTCCGGATTACGAGGCTCTTAGCCTAGGATCAACTTATGGGTCAACTTGCCCAACTAGTCTGAAGAAAATCTGGGAGCAGTGCTTCATGACAGGTTCAAATAAACCTATAGACCCAGACCCAGAGGAAGATCTTTCTCTAACTGACACACCTCATGAGATGAACAAACATAGAGTGAAGAAATGGCATAGATTTCCAGTTGATTTCACCATGGAGGATAAGGAAGAAGTTGGAATGAGTGGGCTTTACGGAAAGACCTCTGCGGAGACTTTCGAATCTGTGAGACAAAAGCAACAAGAAGATCATAAAAGTTTTGATCCAGAATCTGAGATAGGTGATATTGAAGAATTCCTAGGTAACAATACCTGGACAAGAAGATACTCTGAATTTGATTTTGAATCAAGTTCTGTAGGAAAATTATTGAGAAAGGCAAAAGATATGGCCAATGGAGAAGAAAAAGGACCGATGCTAGATTCTGTTGACATATTCTCAAGATTCATAGCTAGGAGCGAAATAGTTCTGTATTTTGACATGATCTCGTGCTTTATGTCAGAAATAGCATACTGCAAGAAACATTTCAATAATAAGGGTACATTCATGTACAGATATTTACGGAATTACAGAGCAGGTCTTGTTCTTCATAATACAGGAACACATACTTTTGTCAGCTTCTGTTTTCAAGATGGAGCAAGTAAAATAGTTGACACAGGGAGACTAGGTCCAAAGTTATTTAGACTTGGTGACCTGATCATCACTGACTGGTGTAGTTATGATGATCCACACATAGAACACTGGATGAAGTCTGGACCTTATTGTGCATCAATAATGGCTAGATTGATGGCAAGTCATGGAATTGATCCTTACAGAGAAAGTGAAGCATCTTTCTTTAAATATGATGATCACAGACAGTTTTGGCAGACATTGAAGATGATTATGGTCATCTATATGAATGGGAAGACAGAGATGGATGAGACGGTTTCCTTGATGAGATATTTCCATATGAACCTCTTTGATGAATATGGAGCAGATCCATTCAAATTCGTTAAGAGGCTTCCGGAAGTCTTCAGATCCAGATTCACTTGCCTCCTTTATAAGAGAATAAAAAATCTGATGTTCTACTATAAAGAGAATAAAGTGAAGAGGGTCATCTCACATTCAGTAGGAGAAGGGAGACCACATGAGTATGGGAATCTTAAGACAATTTACTGTGAAGGGTTTGTCCCATATGAAAGGCTAGTTGACAGCTTCTATTACGGTTATGTCATCAGTAAGATAAAGCAGCACAATGTGAAGACTTACTACGGAATCTGCAAGAAACTATTGAGGGAAGAATTCAAGTTTTTGGCAATGAAGAAGGAGGGGAAGAAAGTAATAGACAAGCTGGAGAAACCAGAAGCACATAGGAGGGATAGATCAATGTTGAAGTATTTCCTTGTTGTTTATAACAAGATACTATCAAAAAGAATGGGACCTGAATTCAAGAAAGTTTTGAGAAAGCAGGTGGTAGGCAGTATAGCTAGAACATCCTTTTCTGAACTCTCAACATTAAAGGTAAGTGACAGAGATCACTCAGATGTTGATATCATACCTGAAGAGTTTGAAGGCTTATCATACAAGAAGGGCAGGGATAAGCTGAGAGAGCTGAAGAAAGAAGAATTTCAGAAGAGGCCCAAGATGATCCAAGAGATGAATAAGCTTTCAGAAAAGTTCAAGAAGGATCATGGAAGGTATCCAAATCATTATGTCGAAATGGTACCAGATGCACTAGATAGATTGGAGAAGAAAGGCCATTTCATATGCGGTCTTCATCCCAAAGATCAGCATGTGACAATAAGGGAGTTTCATATTTTAGAGGAAGATGCCAGGATAGTGCAGTTTACTATAGAAAAGCTGGGAAAGACTGTCTGTGAGAATTCAGAAGGAGAAACAATCACTCATCCTAAGAAAAAGGACAAATTTGTTCAAGAACACTACAAAGAGGCTCTCATGAATTTTGAGGATTTCATAACCATGGGGAAAAGTTCAGATGCTAGTACATGGTGTCAGAATCACTTTGTTTCTTCCTTCTGTGCTTTCCTTTTGAGTGTTCATGATCCTGTATTCCATAATTTCATTATAAGGGTATTGAAGCTCTGGACAAATAAGAGAGTTTCATTACCTATGGAATTGATTACCTCTTTTCTAATCAATAAGAAAACTCCATCCAATGATGATTTCTACAAAAAACTCAAGCAGAAGATGTCAGATGGAGAAGCTCCGTTTGTAAAGAAGAACTCTAATGAAGTAGAAATTCACAGTGGAATGTTCCAAGGTCTTCTCCATTACATCTCTTCAGCTTATCATGGTATGGCACAGGAAGTTTCAGAGAACCTAGAAAAAGAACTTTCTAGGAAGCTTTTCAACATGCCCATGGTAGTTAAGAAAGTATGGGGTAGTGATGATAGTGGATCTCTGAACTCAGTTTCAATAACTGAAAACAATAAGTATGAAGTTTCAAGGAACCTCTGGAGAATAATGCATTTGAAAGAAAAGATTTGTGAATGGATAGGAATTGTAAATTCAGATAAGTCTGCAATGGCAACTGTTGACAACATTGAATACAACTCGGAGTTTTATGTCAGACAGAAGCCTATAAAGCCTACATTCAGATGGGCTTCTGCTTGCATGGAGACAGTTCTGGTGGAGTCTTTTATTACCAGATACAGAATATTTAGCAATACTTTAACTCAGACATTGGAAGGTGGAGCCTCAACCCTGGAGTGCTCTCTAATACAACTAGCTCAGGCCTGGTTCCACTATAATCTATGTGGCAACAACTCAACACCTCTTTTCGAAAAGGCTACAAATCTATGGTTGAAACATCCTGCACCAGCACTAGGATTCTTCCCATTAGATCCAGATTTATCTTGTGGAATGACTGGTTTTGACTTCTCTGTTTATCTTTTATGTAAGAACTCAGGAGCAGGATCAAACTTGATAAGCATGGAAGAAATAATCCAAACACCTCAAATGGACTATAAGGGCAAAAAGGGGAAAGAAGTTAGCTCAGAAGAAAAATCTGTCAAGCTAAAGTTTTCTAAGGATGATATGTGGAAGAAGTTGATGGCTACTGTAGATCTCCCAACACTAGAGGAGTGTGTAGAACTAATTGATGAAGATCCTCTAATTGTCTTTGGTAATCCAACTACCTGGGAGGAAGAAAGACTTAACATTGTGTTAAAACTTTACTCCCCAGGAGTCAAAGAATCTCTTTCACAGCACTCAAGTGTTATGAGAATGCAGGTTGCCTCAGCATATATGTTGACCGGTAGATGCTTCACCATCAGAGGAGAAAAAGACAAGAAGAGTTTACTCAAGCTACTCCATGATGAAGCAAATAAAGATAGAGGGAGAAAAAAGGATCTCTCAGAGATATTCCCTTCATCTGTCCAATATGAAGAACACTTTCAATTCCTGGAAAATGTCAGATTGCACCAGTTCCACGCTGACACAGACATGAACAGAAAAAGTAAAGTTTCTATTGAGGTCTTCCACAGTGAGATAGATGACGACTATCCATTACTAGATCTTTGTAAAAGGAAGTGGTTTAAGGCAAGATCTGTAAAATTGGGTGCTAATCATTTTAATTCTGTATGGAAAGAGACAAAAGCTAAATATTCTTTCATTAGGGATACTTTAGCAGAAACAAGAGAAATTACTCAGTTAGATAATCTGCATCTAAAACACTTTCTTGAGACTGTAAGTCAGAAATCAAGAAAGATAGTCTTGTCAGATACAACTGCAAAGAATAACTACTTCAAGTCAGTGATCTCTAGAATTTATTGGCCTCACATAAAGATTCTAAGTTCACATGTAGAGAATGAAGACAGAAAAGTTGAGTCATTGAGAACAACTCTCTTTTCAGTCATGAATTATTTCTATAGCAGGGAGTATAAGGAGCAGTTGATTAAATCAATTATAAGTCAGAGTGAGGTTCTCCAGGATGACATATCATACGATGATCCTAAGACAAGAAACTTGAAACTGTTTAGAGACAGTTTGGATCCTGACATAGATAAAGTTATTCTAATTGAGAAGATGAGAAAAATTAGGAAGTCAGTACTGGGTTTCTTTTCAGAAAGACAAAGGTTTGATGAACTGACAAAGAAGAGGAAGGGATTAGGAGAATGGAGAGGTGTCACAGGAAATACTAGTATAATAATTAAGATGATGAATGAAGATATAGATAGGATTACCATAAATTCTGTATCTGACTTGGATTACCTAGGGATTGTACTAAAGAATCTTGCTCAGGAGTTCAGGTCAAGCTTCCCTGGAAATGTTATCTCTAAACATAACCTATACTTAACTCCGGCTGGAAGATTAGTCAATCTGAACAGTGTACAGCCAGGAACAATCCCAGTAATAGTAGATAAGGATATGGCAGTCAATTATCTAGAACTAGTCCAGTCAAGAAATTGGAGATTAAGAGTTACTCCCTACAATATTAGATTAACCACTGTTATAGAGGGAACAAGTACGGAAATAACTCTCCTTTCTGATAGCTTCAATACCAGAGACTGGTCCCCTGAAGCACCAATAGTGATAGAGACAAATACTCTACTTGATCTATTCAATAAAGGAATATCCCCTACTATAGAACAATGGGAGATGTTTTTGAGAACATATTTCCCTATATCTAGGAGAGAGAGGACTGAGGTCTACCATCACAAATCTAGAGATGAAACATATGGGATATTTAATTCTAAGAGCCTAAGAGAAATGCTTATTAAGAACTTTGAGAATATAGCAGGAACAAGCAAGGAAGGAATTTTTGAGAGGATAAAAAGTTCCAACGCTAAGGTAGAAGCAAATATAAGTTTTGACGAAGTATCAAGAAGTTTTATTGAGAGCATAGCCATGGCTGAGTTAGGGGAGGACTCAAGCTTATTCCAAAGACTAACAAACTTCTATAGATCAGGACTAGAGGTTCCTTCAGAATTGCATGAAGAAGTATCTTTAACTGCTAGTAATATTCAAGGGCTTGGAGAGGATTCCATGATGGAATGGATAGATAAAATTAAGGATTCTATGATTACAACCTCTGAATGGAATGAAATGCATGAGACTGTAATTTTAGGGATGAGTTCCAGAAACAGATTCTTTATGAATATGTATAAGTACCTGTCCTTGAAGTTCCCTTCCCTTGATTTCAATGATCTCACAGGATCCATCCAGTTAGAGGTTGTAAACCCTTGGGGCATAATTCTTAGCTTTGCATTTAGAAATGATTTAGAAGAGATAGATTTCTCTGATATTGAAGATCCAGTTGGTTTACCCTCAATAACTGATGACAGATCAGAGGCACTCCCAAACAGTGATTGGAGATCAGACTTCTCTATCAGATCAGAACATTCTGTGAATGAGAGAATAAGAGCTTTAGAGATCTTTAAGGCAGAAGCACCAGATGCTATTGCTAAGGCACAAGCTCATGCATCTATTGCTCAGAATCAGAGATTATTATTCAGAATGAGGGAGAGAAGAGGTGTTGCTCACTTAGCCTTTAACAATGTTTCTGATGTAAAGAAGAAAGATTTTGTTTATGCAGCACTAACCCAGTTCTGTAGGTCTGAAGAAGATAGCTTAGATGTTCAAGAGATCATTGATGACGAAACTATCTCATTAGATGAAAGAAAATCTACGGTTTTAACAATCTTGAAAGCAAAATCCAGAAATATCATTGCAGACTTAGAGACAAAAGGGTTCATAGATAGAGATATGTCAAACTCTTATCTGGATTCCTTACCTTCTCAATTCTTAACAGAGGCATTTGTTGATCTAATATGCATTCTTCTAGGATGTAAGGTAATGTTCTTAGTCAAAGATACAGAGATGTTTAGGATAGAGCCATCTGTTCCTCTGGACTCAGGACCCGATAAGTTGAAATGTTATGTATATGAATGTGAATCAAAAGACTGTATTTTGTCTTCTGTGCCTTTCTAGAATCAGTGGTTAAATAAATCTTTAATATTCTCCGTGTATTATTTTCTATGCAACACAATTTTCTGCTTCCTGTATTTTACCTTAATTAATTAAATGTATTTGATATTATTGTCACCGGTCTTTGTGT